ATAAAACTCATTCCCACATAACCGGAGTAAAATTACTCTTACGAGGATTATTGATGTTTCTAACCTCCAAATCCTCAAGAGAAGGAAATCCACGGTAGATATCATCAACAGTCAAGTTCATTTTACGCATAATACGAGTGACGTCAGATCGCTCAGCCTTCTTAACATGGGCCAAATACATGTCCTTGATAGACATATTGCCGAGCGCAGCATCACTCAAAAGAAATGAAAAAATAAACCTGAGAAAGCAATAGGCATGCAAATTAGTTCCCATGGAGTCAAATGCATTTCCCATACACGACAGCACACAATCAATGAGAGGACGTGCCCCCTCACTTCCAAATGGTATCTTATAATAGTACTGCCATGTTGGGCGATAAGCCACTACTGGTGCAACATCATCACGTTTAAAGTGGCGAGGCTTTTCAATCAAGTAACGTTTCAAAAACACAAAGCCAGGGACCAACACTCCTCCACTTGCATTAACCTTAGTAATCGCTGGGACATTCATATTAATATCTTTCACATTCATATCCAAAAAACGAGAGAGAAACTTAGCAAACTCAATCTCATTAATCAAATGAAAGATTTCTTTATGAGCACCAATGACATGGTCATCACCATAAATGATGATGACTATCATGTCAAGCAAAAAATATTTATCCAAGGTATCACGCCACACAGGATTAGTCGCACGCACATACTCAAAGAAAAAGAAAAACATAGCGCCCAAAATCCAGGAATCACCATGAGATGTAGCATAAGCACCAGAAGGCATCCCCCCCAATATTACCCTCCACACATTCCCGTACATGTGTGTCATTCTACGGGTAAGGCGCCTCAAAACAAATTTCTGCAAATTCCGATACAATTGAGTATGTTGCCCTTTACGGTAATAAACACCTGAACTTCCAACATACAACTCCATGAAGACCCGCTTAACGGACATATCATAATTCGATACATCCCCATCAGAGTACCTCATGTCCGGGTCTTCACCCCGCATCACCTTATACAATGCGAAAGCACCACCATTCCACCACGGCATTCCAATTCTAATCATCTTCCCTCTTTCAACCATTTGACGATGATGAAGAACATGAAGCTCAACCAAATACGTAGTAAAATAACTAATGTTATAATGTCTCAGCTTCATTCGATGATCAGATGTTTCTTTAAGCCCAACTTTTCCAGCAGAATTGAACACTTCACTTTTAGGGGAAACAACCCATGCCAAATCACTATCAACTGGAACACCCTTTTCTGATTGCCTAACAATTTCCATGTAGCGACGATACGCATACTCACGATTTTCAAGCTTTCGTCCAGAAACAGACTGAACCCACGGAACACCATGTCTAGTCACACCACTTGCTTTAGCTCTCCCAGCACGAGCGCCAGAGGAAGAATTCATCGGAGCATTCATTTTAACAGCATACGGGTCAAACGTAGATTTTTCGAACTGATCAGTAACACCCATATAGCTGTACATACGACGAAGAGCTGCAGGAATGAGATGAGCAATCCCCTTACACTCCACATTCAAATCTTTCGTAGGTCGATCAAATTTAGCCATACTAGCAGCCAACTTCTCAGGG